ATTTAATTCTATATCCTTTTTGTACTTTGCCTTCTACTTTTGAGTAGTCGTAAACATGTGAGACTCGTTTTTTTAGTCTGGCCGTTACATCGGTTTTCCTTTGTAACTTGCCCACTAGAATGACGTCGGATAAGTCCACGGGTAGGCATACCCTTAAATATGCAATTGCGCTGTGATAGCGTTTTCACTAAGCTGTGTGTCAGCATTTGGTGTTCGTGATTTTATTTCTCACGATACACCCCCCCCCTTATTAACCCCCCAATACTGCTTTTTTCAAGCTGTGTGTCAGCATTGATATCTGGTTTCCACCTAACTTTTTCACTGATTGAGGTTTATATGTCTTTCCAGTACACTTTGATAAATGTACGATAGAGAGCCAACTAATACCATAGAGTTGTAGGTTTGTTGATTTCCTTAACCAAACTTTCGCGCCTGACGATTCATGGATACAATATATGGCATAATATTAGTGCTTTACAATAACGTTTTCAATATAAATAAGACTACTACCACGATGTGGTGACTCTTTACGATTAATCCCTAGCGGCCTGATACCTGCTTTGTGTAAATACTTGTAAGTATCGTTTAAGAGTATAATCTTACTAATAGTCACATGACAATTGCCGAAGTTCAAGGCCAAATGAACACAGTGCAACCAAGCACATTAAACAATGACGTGTCAACAGCGGAAAATGTTGCGAGTTCTCCCCTTGCTGCCTCCCCCGTAGGTAGTATCCTGTCGGTTTTTACTGACGATTGGTCGATTGACCAAACCCGTATAACAAATAGTATTCACGAGGTGGATATAATTGGCACCGGTTGGGTGTCTGACTCCTCATATGAGGATGATGTACAATCTCAGGGTCGTTTAGATGACCTTCACTATCTCCACGATACGCACTTCCAAGGTGCTAATTACCATGATTGGTCTGATGATGAAGACAATCACCGCGAACAGCACTCAGATGATGAGAGTACTGTTGCTGAAGCTGATGAGCAGATACAACCTGATCAAGGTTTGTTAGACTATTTTCATCGTCGTTATATACAACACGACTTTGACTTTGGTATTAATACTTCTTGGTATGACGCGGCGCCTTTTGAGGAGGCTGCCCTAGAACCATTTACTGATATATTAGTGAATGCGGTTCAAGATGATACATATGATGATCCCAGTGCTTGGGATGCATCACTTATACATGATATAGAGACTAACCCTGGACCATCAATATATGATTACAGGGTCAATGGTGACACTTGTGAGTGTCATACATGTTCCTTTCCTCTTCATCGATCTGTAGTAGAGAATACTATAGTTCTCTTTACGTCTATGTGGTTACCTGGTGCCGATAGGACCTTATTACTTGAGCGTATTCATGACCTGATACCTATGTGTCATGGTCGTGACTTGATGATGATGAATATGATGCGTGATGTACTAGGTATACAGCCACAGATGATGGCTGGTATTCCCATAGCCGTTAAGCTTGACGAGAAGTCTATCGACGTTATGAACGACATGGTTACTAAGCTGTCATCCAGCTTCAGTGCTGGCACTACTTTGAGAGTAGATATGTCTGACAAGACGTCTAAGTTAGCCACTAAGGTTACTGATACAGTTGATGCGTGTGGTGGTTTTATTGCCACTATAGCGCAGATGTCAACTAATAAGGTACTTCTAGCGTGTGTGATGGGTGCGCTTTTACTAATGAATCATGCGTGCCCAAGCACTACCGTGCGCTTTATGATATGCACTGTTGGTGCATGGGCGGCTTATCAGTTTGCGTCCACTAAGTTCGCTGCCTCTATTATGGAGGCTATAATGAACTGCCGCCCACAAGCAATGGGCGATGACCTAGTTATCCTAGTTAGTGAGTTAGTGAGCTTTGGTTTTTTTGGTAAGACCTTAGATTTCTCTAATATTACTGCGTTCAATGCAACATTTAAGTTGTTCGCATCCGGTAGTGAGTCTGTAGATAGATTCTCCAAGCGTGTTATAGCCTGGTTTAAGAGTCTATTCGCCTTTTTAGGCGAACACTGTGGTGTTCTAAGTCTCCAAGAATATGGAGAGCACAGAGGTGCGATTGCAGCTATTCAGACGGAACTCAAGGAGCTTGTAGACCAGTACATGGTTTATTCAGCTCAAGACCCCGCAACGGGTGTTCCTGTTGATGCTGCATTAACTAATCTGTTTATGACACGTGTTGTCATGCTCGATCGACGTGTTATGGACGTCCTAGTCGACATTAAGTCGGGTGGACAGATTAATGAGGCTGTACGAAAGTGCCTCATGGAGGTTAAGAATAGACTTGCCCCTCTCAAGAGCATAGCCGCTAAGAACGGTATGGCTAAAGGACGGCGTGTCGCCCCCAAGATGTGGTTCTTCTGTGGTGCACCCCAAGTAGGTAAGTCTTTCTTCCAGGAAGCACATGCCTTACGCACTGATATGGTGCTACGTACTAAGGCTGATCTGCTGGATATGGCAGAGAATAAATCAAGGCGCTTCTTTTCCTTGAAGAAAGGAGAGAAGCACTTTGACACATATGGTGGTCATAGCATAATGGCCATAGCTGATGCGTTTACAGAGAAGGACGCACCTGGACAGCCTAGTGAGGCTTCCTTCATTATTAACAATCTGGGTAATAACCCGGATCCTCTCCCAGCTGCGGCTTTGGAGCTTAAGGGCACTATCTTTGCTCAGAACAGGATTCTGACCATCGCGTCTAACATGTGTACTATAACTCCTACTGCGTTTGCTGCGGCTATTAATAACGTGGATGCGCTTAAGGCACGACTTAACAAGAATGCCTGGCGTATAGTGCCAGCTGAGGGTTTTCATAGACCTATAGTTGGTAAGGAGAACGAAGGTGTACAGCGTCCTAATGACGTACCTGAGAGTCTTATCGAGAGGTATCGGTCAGCGCTAGATCTTAAAAAGGTCATGGCGGCTGGTAATGGCGGTCTTTTCATGGACTGTTATGAGATTATCGCCTGGGATGTTACGTCCAACTCACCTAGAACTACTGGTGAGCGGAATGGATGTTATGTCTTTAAGGGGCCTGGTAGCTTCGACAGCTTCTGTAGATACTCACAAGAGATGTTGGTTAGCCATATACGCAACGATGCGTCGAATATGATGGCTCAGAATGCCCTATTAGATCTACACCTAGTTACCGCTGCTGGGCATATGGCAGACACTGATGTGTTCGTCCCCGAACCTTATGTGCCACAGGCTGGGTCTGAAGTTCAATCGGAAGATTGGTTTTCCACTGATTCTGTTCTTGGTCAACTAGATGACTATGAGCCCGGTAAGGTAATGCCAGTCTTTCAGCATCTTTCTACTGATAAAGTGGTTAGTGTTGCTGATATACTCTCTCAGGACCAAGAGTTTGTGTCTTACTTGATTGAGTATTATGAGATTATACTAGCTGGGGGTGACCCTGGTTGGTACCAAGACGACATCGACCATCCTTATACCATAGTGGCAGCTCGTCTGTCTCAGTTAGAGATGGAGTACCTTGTTACCGCATACAAGGGTACCAAACGTAGTGGTTGTTTTGACATAGCCAGAGAGCTTGTAAGGTCTACTGGTGTAGGTGTCAGACGTGTTCGCGATATTGTTCACGCTTCACTTATGGCAACTTCTCGAGCTTTAGGTCGTTTTATAGACCTTATGGCGGCTCGTTCCGCTAATCCGTTCTTATGGATAGTGGAATATCCCAACTTCAAGAGCATGATGGTTGGCGGCGCCGCTGCTACTGCGTTCTGGGCATTGTTTCAGATGCTTCGTACTTGGAATGAGCCGCCTATAGTACCTATGTGGGACGGTAAGCAACTCGCCCACCTTATGACTGACTCATACCAGGATGGTGTTCATGACACTGTGCTATACTACGAGACCCTCGCTGATAGTAATGGGATATCGTTGGCTAAGTTCCCTCGGCCATTCGTACCCCAGTCCTCTGCCGAGGATTATATACCTCCTCACATTAAGAGCTTTATTAGCTCCAGGGCTCAGAACTGTTACCATGTAGTGGTTAATAGAGTTAAAGCCACCACTGGGCAGCGCGTTAATCGTGCTGTTTGCAGTATTAAGTTTGTGGGGGAGTATACGGCCATGTCAGTGGCCCATCTCTACTGGACTATACAGAGCTTCATCGCGCAGGGTGATACTGAGATAAAGATCATCCTGACTAGTTACCATAACCTACACATGATAGGTGAGCAGGGTTTTGCGAATTATATATTCGACTACTCTGACGTGCTGTGGACTAGACCTGACGAACGTGTAGATCGGATCTTCCTAAGCTTTCCACCTAGTAAGATGACACTGTTCACCTACCTGGTGGACGAATATCCATCGGCAGATTCGCCCGGTTATATGTCTTGGCTTAAAGATGGCCTCCGTAAGGATGCTGTCATGGTAGTCAAGATTGAGGAAGGTGGTTACAGTATGAAGCCCTGCCAGGTGTGGTGGGATGGTGGTGACATACACTACAATTATAGTGCTACGCTAGACGTCAACCCGCCGGTTAATGTGAGTGTTCCCTTCATTCACAATAAGAACACACTCAAGACCTCGCTTAAGACGAAGCAGGGTTGGTGTGGCGCGGAGATATGGATAGTAGATACTGGTTCCCATAAGCTGAAGGACGGGATGTTCCGTAATCCCTTCCCTGTATATATGCATACTGGTGAGTCCGCTACGTACGGCGTGGGTCTTATGACTTGCCGTGAAGACTTCAAAGGTGTTCCAATAACCATTAAGTCTAAGCATACTTCGAAGGAAGTTCTAGAGTCTTCAACGGCTCTTATGAAACGCTATGTTGAGGAGTTAGCGTTAAAGCTGGAGATAATCAAGCCTCAGGAGTGTGTTATTGACGAAGTTTGTTATGACAACTCGGATATGACTAATCATTCCTGGACTATTGATGAGATTCCTAAGCACGCTACAGTGCTGGAAGTAATGCCAGCACCCTTCGTGTCAATGGCCTCCGCTATCAAGCGAAGTGCTATGTATGATGATCTTCAGATAGGCTATGCGGCTAGAGGGTTTGCTAAGACACGCCGACCTATTAAGACATATACTCATACAGGTGCAGATGGTAAGTTAGTGAATCCGCTGGCTATGGCCACTAGTAAGTACGGCACTAATGCTCAAGATCTACCAACAGAGCAGGTGAGCTTCATTATCAATAAGGTAGTGATGGATATATACCTCAAGACTGGTAAGCCTAGTGAGGATCAGCGTAAACCTCTGACCTTCCGTGAGCTCATGCAGGGTCTTGATGGCGTACGTAAGAAGCCTCGTGATAATACGTCTGCGGGCTATACCTTCACCGCTATGAAGAAGGCCCTAGGCTGGGGCGCTAAGGGCAGAAGAGACTTCTGGTGTAATGAAACTGGAATTAACTTTGATAGTCCTCAGGTTCAAGCACTAGAGAAGTGCGTCATGGAAGCTCTCGCTACTGTAAGGCGAGGTCAGCGATTATGCAACATCAACGTAGACCATCTTAAGGATGAGTTGCGTACACCAGAGAAGTGTGATGATGGTAAGGCGCGATTGTTCTGCGCCCAAGAGTTGATCTATCTTCTCGTATGCCACATGCTCTTTTATCCTTTCGTAGATTGGATGATCAAGGGCCGTATTCGTAATGGCTCCACCGTAGGAATCAATCCCTATGGCGAAGAGTGGAAGAGTCTCTATGAACACCTGACGGCCAAATCACCAGATGGAATTTTTGGTGACTATGGATCCTATGATAAGACGTTGTTTGTTACCTGGCAGAAGAGTGTGTCTAAGCTCTATCGCCTGTATTATGGTGACAGCCATCCCGACCTCCTAGCTATGGACATGTTACTGGAGGATATGATTAGCTCTTATCACGTTGTAAATGTGAAAGGAGTAGGTTATCTCTATCGTTGGGACTGGGGTAACACCAGTGGTAATTTCCTTACTACTATTATCAACGGTGTCGCCAATAACTGCCTAGTGGTCTTCGCTTGTGTCTGCGTTAAGATGGGTGGTCTCAATGTCCTTCGTAACACCCCTGTCAATCGTCTTGGCGTTGTAGCGGATGTGATAGGTGACTTGGCAATCGCCATTTATGGCGACGATAATGCCATATTCCCTGGTCCGAGTTTACCTGAGATAGATTTCTTTGCTATCAGAGCGGCGTTCTTAGAGATAGGTATTGAATATACTGACGAGCTTAAGGGTCTGGCTGGCTTGTGTGCGCGTAAACCTATAGAAGATGGGTCGTTGATTGGCCGTGGCTTCAAAGTCGTCCACACCTACCCATATGAGGTTCGTAGTCCTCTCAGACTGTACTCTATTCTAGAATCTCTGATGTGGGATAAGACAGGTAAGGAAGATAGGAAGATTATGGCTGAGAAATGCCGTAATGCAGCCGCTGAGTTGTCACAACATGGTGATGAGGTGTTTAACACTTATTATTCACTTTTACGTGATACTGCTCAAAAGCACAATGTTGAGCCACCTGAGTTTAGTTGCTGTAATGACGCACTAGACCATGTGCGTTCTATGTCTACGCCCTATAGTGAATATTAGGGCTGTCAGTGTTGAGTTCACGTTAAACACTCCCAGTGGCCGGGTGAAGGCTATAGCGTATTGCCGGATACGTTATTATAAATAATAAGGCGTTTGTGTGGATTGACTATCCTATCATCCTATGTAATAAGTTTGTAAATACAATTTAAATTTGGGCTTTCTGAATAAAAACAGAAACAAAAAAAATAACGCACCTATCGTTGAGGTGGATATCAACGAACATGTACATATAATTCGTAAGAAACGCGCTAGTACACCATACCCTAGAGAGAAGCGCCTCTCATCTAATATAAATAAAAATATAAATAGTGACGAGTTTGTCATACAGTCTTCAACACTTGACACTGTTGATAACTTGAACTCACCTGACCAGACTACTGTCACAGTGGATGCAACGAGAACTACTGCGTTTGTGGAGAATACAGACGTGGTTAAGGCATCTTGGCGTGGCTCCACAGCTGTTGATGATTTAGAGGTTAAATATATGTCGATTAGAGATTTTTTGGCTAAACCTTACTTACTCAATAGCTTGTTGTGGGCGTCTACAGATACATCCAATACTGTCTTGTGGACAGCTAACTTAGCTAATTACTTAACCAGTGTGACGGCCTGGGCCAACAAGCTCATAGGTTTTAACCTGGTTAGGGGCACTTTCCATATTCGTGTCGAAGTTATAGCTAATCGATTCCAGCAAGGTATGCTGGTTGCTCACTACTTACCGAATGAACCTCAATTCCCTGCAACCTATGCATTAATGCACAATGCGACGTTGAATGGTGTGATGCAGCAGCCTCATATTTTAATTAATGCGGCTGATTCGGCAGCTGAGATTGTCGTACCGTATATAGCGCCAACGACCTACATCTCTTTACCTACTCTTGGTTATTCCTGGGGCACAGCATACTTGCGAGTTTTATCCGCATTGAATTCTGGTCCTGCAGGTGAGCTTAATGCACGTGTCAATGTGTATGGTTGGATTGAAGACGTAGAACTAGCGGCGCCCCTGTTACCACAAGCAGGTGGTGAGGATATGCCTGGGCCAATTACAACAGGCCTGAAGCACGTGGCTAGTGCCGCTGCGTCATTCTCTAAGTTACCAATGCTCAATGAGATTGGGCGTGGAGTTGAATGGGCGGCACGTATGGCATCAGGAGTCGCATCCATCTTTGGCTGGTCTAAGCCTACGAACTCCGTGCAACCACAGATAGTGTCACGTTCTAACTGGCGCTATAATGCCGTGTCAGATGGCGCTGATAACTCCGTACCACTGGGGTTAATACATGATAACGAGTTGGATATCACGAACTTTTCTATACGTTCTTGTGATGAGATGAGTACTAAGTTTTTGTACTCTATACCTAACTTCGTTGCTTCTGTACCATGGACTACGACGACTGCATCGGGTACGACTTTGATTAGTAAATCCATCAATCCTGGTAGTATGGGTGCTACCGGTACATCTAGTCATGGAGGGCATACTGCAACATGGCGCCAGGGGGCGCCTGCCTTCTATCTTGCCAGGTACATGAAGTACTGGAGAGGATCAATGAAGATTAAGTTCAAGGTGATTAAGACGGAAATGCATAAAGGTAAATTGCAGATCACTTTCACGCCGACTATCAACTCGGCAGTTACTGCGCCGGATTTGTCGACGTCGATATATAGTCTCCGTCATATAGTTGATATAGCACAGAAAGATACGTTTGAGTTTGTGTTACCTTACTTAGCCAATACCCACTACATACTTACTAGTGGTGCTGGTGATACTGATAGTGGCACCATATCTGGGCAAGTCGATGTTATTGTTCTGAACGAACTTCGAGCCCCTGAGACTTGTGCGCCAACAGTAGATATTCTTTATTGGTTAGAACCTGGTGATGACTTTGAGTTAGCTGGACCAGGAGCACCTGCTGTTACTACAATCTCTAACTTTCCATTTGTACCACAGTCATCCATAGAGGACAAACCAGACACGTTAATCTCTGGTGGTATAGGCGGATCGAGGGCACAGCAGTTATCTATAATGCCGTCCGAGCAGTGCATGGGAGAGCATTTTACTAGCATCAAGCAACTTTTGAATCGGTTGTCACAATCCTTCCAGACTACCGGTACTGGGTTCTCAAGTTCACAATTGGCAGTATGGCCATATTATTCTGGTGAGTTTGGGATTGATCCAACCACTGGTGCTATTACTAGTCCATTGTTGTTTGGAGATGCGTTGTCTCTAATGATGCCTTGTTACGCCTACATGCGTGGCGGTGTGCGTGTGAGTTTTTCACCAAATAACTCCGGTGTCACGCCACTTAATGCCAATGTGTCTCTTGTACCATTTGGTTTTCCTAATAGTAACCAGGTAGTTGGTCCCACAGGATATCGGTTAGGTAATCGAGCCGCGATTGCACCACTTAGCTTTACTTGGCCTCAGTGTGCATCCACTACTGAAACTGATTTTGGTATGGGTATGGTTTCTGCTAAGGTACCTTACCAATCTCGTACGCCAGTTATGCTGTGTGCTACAGCACCCGTGTCGTGTCGCAATACATCTGTTGATGCATCACGGTCATGTGTGTCGTTTGGTTGTTTTAATACATCAGATAACTTTACGACCAACTCGTCATTGTATCGCTCATGTTGTGATGATTTTCAATTACATTACTTCGTGGGTTGTCCACCCATACTAACGACGTACACTTGAGTACAGCTTTATGCCTAACGCCTCTTAGAGGTGTGCTGTACCTTAGGCACTTAAATCCATCATTTATTCAGATGGTCTAGTTGTGATAACTAGTGGGCTAATGGCCCGGAGGTTCAAGCCGATTTATCGGTGGAATTATCCCTCCAAAGCTAACACCTCGTGAACGAGACAGAGTGTCTCTAGGTGTTACTCCCCGCACGCAATAGCTGCTGGGATTTTCTTAAGC